CCCAAGGAGGTGAGTACTATGCAGCGGGTGTGGGTTCGGCAATAACAGGAAGAGGTGCAGATCTTTTAATTATTGACGACCCACATTCTGAACAAGACGCCATGAACTCACAAGCATTGGAGCGAACCTACGAATGGTATACATCAGGGCCAAGACAACGTCTTCAACCTGGTGGATCCATAATTGTAATCATGACCCGTTGGAATGAAAAAGATTTAACAGGTAGATTGCTAAACGCACAAAAAGAAATTAAAGCAGATCAATGGGAGATAATAGAATTCCCTGCCATCATGCCATCAGGTCAACCTGTTTGGCCTGAGTATTGGAAATTAGAAGATTTAGAATCTGTAAAAGCATCTATACCTTTATCAAAATGGAATGCACAATATATGCAAAATCCAACATCTGAAGAAGGAGCTTTGATTAAAAGAGAGTGGTGGCGTGATTGGGAGAAAGAAGAAATGCCAGCTTTGCAACATGTTATACAATCTTATGATACAGCTTTTATGAAAAAATCTTCGGCTGACTATTCTGCTATAACAACGTGGGGTGTTTTTAGACCCACTGAAGATAGTCCACCTAATTTAATTTTATTAGATTCTATAAAAGAAAGATACGAGTTTCCTGAGTTAAGAAGAGTAGCTCTTGAACAATATGGTTATTGGAATCCTGAAACAGTCATCATAGAATCAAAAGCATCTGGACTGCCACTAACTTATGAGTTGCGTAAGATGGGTATTCCTGTTATAAATTTTACACCTAGTAAAGGCAACGATAAGCATACTAGGGTAAACGCAGTGTCACCGCTCTTTGAGTCGGGGCTGATATGGGCGCCCAAAGAAATGGAGTTTGCACAGGAAGTAATTGAGGAATGTGCTGCTTTTCCGTATGGAGATCATGATGACTTGGTAGATAGCATGACACAAGCGGTTATGAGATTTAGACAGGGTGGGTTGATTTCTCATCCAGAAGACTATATAGATGAACCTACGCCACCAAAACAAAGGACGTATTACTAATGGATGAATTTGAAACATACTCAGACGTCATAGACGCTTATAACTCTGGTGTAGGAGTCGAGGCAGGAGAATCCTTGACTGACTACATAAAAAGGAATAATATAAAAATCAAAGAGATCGAAATGGATCCTCTTGGTGATTTTGAAAAAATTTTAAAAGGAAGCAAACCTATGGAAAAAGAAGGCGTCATGCAACTTGCATCAGGCAACATGAATATCAGAATCGAAGAAGTTGTCAGAGAATTTATTAAAAAAAGAAAAAGAAGACCAAGATCTCTTGACGAGATAAAAGAATTTTACATGGAAGAAATGATGCCTCAAACTGTAGGTGGACCTACAAACAGAGACAATGTAAGTTTAACTAGTTACGAGCCGGGTAAATATTCACAAGACGAAATCGATATGTATGAAAATTACAAATACGATATGAACGAACAAAGACCTGGAATGCCTATTATGGAAATAGATGATTTTTTAAGAATGGAATATGGTCAAGCTAAAATTGACTTAGCCCGTGGAGGATTAGCCGGAATATTAGGAGCTTAACATGAAGATCGCTGATTATGGGAAGGCGATAACTTCGTACATCGAATCACCTACAACTGCACAAAAATTATTAACAAAATCAAAAGTTCAACCACTTGATAGAACTTTACTCGCTGATGGCACAGAGATAATCCCACAGAAAAAACCAAAACAATTAAAAGATTTATTTGAAAAAATTAATAGAACAGTTTTAGCTGTAAGAAGTAATACGATCTCTCCAGAATTAATTGTACCTAATTTAGAAAAAGAAACTCAAGAATATATTAAGGACGGTATTATATCTGGAGCTGACGCTAGAAAATTTGCAATCGAAAGAAAAGAATATTGGGACAACTGGATAAAAGAAAATCCTGGAGGCACCACACCATCATTTGAATTTGACAATGAGGGTAATGCAACCGAACTTAGTCAAGAAAAAATTATAGAAAGAATTAACGAATCGGATGGAGGACGTATAGGTTTTAAAAAAGGAACACCTATTACTAACGAGATAATAGAGCTAGTTAAAAAATATAGAATAGAAGACAAGATGGGTTCTGGAATGATAGCCGACACCATTAAAAAAAATGATAAACTGAATGTGGGTAGCTCTACAGTTACAAAAATTTTAAAAAATCTTAAAGATCAAGGTGTAAAAGGTATTGATATTCCCAAATCTGAATTAGCTTCTTCCGTTGCTTTAAGACTGGATCCAGATATTCCCCCTGCTCGTTCTGGTAAAAGAAAAATATATAAAGTGGTTAGACCAGTGAGAGATATAGATTTTAAATTAAACCCTGATTTACCAAAAGGAACTAAGTTTAAAGTGCAACTTCCTTCAGGTTCTACTGATGGTCCTAGCACAGTAACAAAATATTTTAAAACTAAAGAAGCAGCTGAAGCAGGAATTAAAAAAGCTGAAGCAAATATATTAAAAGCAAAAAAATTAAAAGCTAAACCATTTGATAATGCAGTAAAAGCAATTCACAATATTGCACTAGAAAGTGCAGATGAAATAAATGATGTAAAAAATTTATCGAAACTTGTTTATGGAGATTCTAGTCTTAAAAATATAAAAAACATATCAAACGATCTTGTTAAGTATCAAGAATTTTTATTAGGATTTAGAGAAGTACCTGGATTAAAAATGCCAAATGTAAATCAGTTAGATGAAATTTTTTCAGAATTTCCCTCTCAGAATCAATGGGGACAATTTGCTAGTGAAGAATTAAGAAGATCTAAATTAAAAATTAGAGATAATATATTAAAGACTAAAGGAGAGAAGTTATTTACAACAAGACAAAAAATTTTAAAAGCTATTGATACCGGAGTATTTAATTTAGATGAAGCTATGGGTTTATCTTCAACATTTGAAAATGCCCCTGGTTATACAGAGCTTGGACAAATTATAAAAAAGAAAGTTAATAGTATAAAAGGAAATCAGATTGATGGACCTTTTAGTAGAATTTTTCCAAAAGTATTAGATGGAACTGCAAGTGTAGAAGAGGTAAATAATTTTAATAAAATATCTTTAGCCTTTCAAAATAAACACGGAGTTGATACACCATTAATAGAATATGAACCTGGTAAAAAATTAAATGCAAAAAAATACATATCAAATTTTTCTGAACTTTCTGAAGGAGCACAAGCTAATATACAATCGTTAGCAGATAAAGGAGTTGTTTTAAAAACAAAGTCCTCACCAATGTCTACTATTTTAAAAGGAGTGGCTAAAAAATCTGCAAAATATATTCCTTTTATTGGCACAGGTATAGGAATAGCAGATGTAGCTAAAGCTAAAGAATTAGGTGTAGATAATCCAATTGATTTATTTGCTGCTTATCACATATCTCCAGAGGTAGCATTAGCTTCTAAAAAATATAGAGAGGATCCAGAGTATCGTGCTAAGTCGCGAGCTGAAACACTTTCAATACCTTTAGATGAAGGCACTTATGATGTAATAGATAATCAATCAACATTCGGGAAATACAATGACCAAATCAAAAACATCAAGCTACCCTAAATACTGGCTCCTGCCGCCTGAATCAGGACCCACGCCTCAGGGGTTGAATATTAATTATAATACTGTTAAAACAGTCAAATTGGAGAAAATAAATGGCAGACAAAATAGACAAGTCCTTGACGCAAGGTCCAAGAGGCAGCGTTAATATTCCCGGTGAAGAAGAGATTACA